TGTGGTCAAATGCTGGGCCGGAACGGCCTGGGAGGGTCGTAAGGCGGTACCCACCAACATTGTTGGGATTCACACGGAACAGCTGCTGATACCCCCCATATGCAGGTATGTCGGCACCTACACCCAAGCCTGGGCCAACCAGCTCCTTCTCGGCCGGTGAGAGGTTATTCATCTTCCCGGATACGTAGGGACGATCACGGAAATCCTGAACGGGCTCTCCATGAACAAACTGCACCTGTGGTTCTGCGAACGATGGCTGTTCAAATTTCTCCTTCTGGATATGTGGAAATGGGAGTGAGCCAGTCTGCCAGTCGATGTGGATAGGCTGTTCCTGGGGTTCGGGAACAACGCCGGTCGCAAGCGACGGTGGGTCAACGCCTACGGCGTTGGGACCTTCACTCAGTTTCCTCCCCGCATAGGCAAGCCCGATGATAGCGAATATAGACAGTGGGTCGGCCATTCTTACAAATTGGAAATATTTTAATAACGCTCCATAAACAGGGCATTCTGAAGTTCACTCCGGGTGCTCGCCGGCTCGTAGGACATTGTGCGGAGTGGGACGCTGCAGTCCATCTTCTGGAGTGGGAAGTAGTTCTTCTCATACGTCCTGATAAGTGGCTTCTTGAACTGGGAGGTCGATTGGGGACGGAGCTCGTCCGCCACATCAACAAACTGCTCGGGTGCACCCTTGCCGGCCATATATGGTGCTGTGCCATAGAGCATAGTGTTTGGGCGGCAGCAATAGTTCTGAGTGCTTGGCTGTGGATAGACAAACACGTCATCGGTAGCACGGTTTGATGGCACAGCTGGGTTCTCAACCTGTCTAAGATTTGGCTGAAGCAGATACGACATCTTTACTCTATATCTGTAAAAAAATTAGCGGCGTGGATTGCCCTCGGGCGCAAGACCCCCGAAGGCATCCAACTGGACACCGCGGAAATTGGGGTTGCAGACGGATGGGTCATCGCGGCACATTGGCGAGAACTTCTTGCCATAGCACCACTCGGCAAAGCCAGTCTGGTCGCCTGGGATTGTGGTCACCGGCCCTGTAACAAACTGCCTTGCGGCAGCCTTCTTCTGCCGTTCGGGCATTGCACACCTCGAGCGGCCGCAATCATATGGGATTGTGTTGTCAAGATACCTCTCAACAAGCGGCTTCACAGTTGGGTAGTAGCAAGCTGGTGATCTGTTTGGGTTGTCGGAAATCAGGGCATTGGCCATTGGATTGTCCTCGGTTGGCAGCTGGCAATCTGGCTTGTAATCCTGGCCGTGCGACTCCATCGGGCGTGCAATACCCTCCTTCACCATATTGCCCTTATAAAGTACATATATAACAGCGATGACCATAAGTGCCAATACTGGAATGCGAGGATCTCTGCGTGTCAGATAGAGAACGCTTGCCGCATAGAGTATAAAACGCGTAGATGCGTTCACACGTTCGGCAGCCGACTGCTTGCGGTTGGGCCAAAACTTTAGCACCCTGTTGACGTCAAACAGAACCCTTGGATCATCAAACCATACCTGCTCATTCATCTTTGTTATGTATATAGATTTATTTCTTCAACATATTGCCAAACATGCCACTCATAGCGTTCATCAGGCTGTCCTGATCAAGCTCACCACCCGACTGCATCTTGTCTGCACACTTCTTCGCCACATCCTCAATCATGTTGAGCGCGTCTTCTGGGATTGCCGTGATGGTTGTACCAAGCATATACAGGGTCTGGAGATACTGCCAGATGGCACCCTTCGTGTTGTCGGAAATGCCACCATCCCAGTGCTTCTTGATGCTGAGCTCGTTCAGAATCTCAAGATTGTCATCAAGAATCGACTCGTCCTTGTTCATAATCTTCTGGGAAACCGGGCCGATAGCATTCATAAACCCCTCAACAACCTTCTTCGGATTGGACTTGCGGAGCACGTCAAAACCGGCATGATACTTCTTGATACTCGTCTCCTCTGGGAATGTACCCATCAGCTCCGTAAGGAACTGCTCGAGCATATCATTGAAAGCACTGACGGATGTCATTTATTATAAGATTGAGCAAATCTTTAACTGCTTCACAGCTGGACTAGAAGGGCTCTGTAGATATAGACTCCCTCTTGCCAACACCGCCAGCGATGATAAAATACACCAGGATTGCATTTAAGAGAGCTGGCTTGGTGTACCTGTTGAGCTCAAGCTTGCCCTCGTTATTCATCTTGGCCCTGATGTGGATGTACCCAGCCGTGACCAGAGCGGCGACGGCAGCCGCCCCGAGTGGATCTCTGAGTGTATCACTGATGTCCATTTACTATATATTTAAGGTTTTTTTATTGATTCTGGGGCGTCGTCAAATAGGGACTCCTCGGCGGGTGGTGCCCCCTTGCCCTCGACACTTATACTCTTGACCTCCTCAACCTCTGGGTCACCTGCGTCAAGGGCTGCGGTCTCCTGGGGCTGCTCTTCTTCTGGCTCGGGCTCTGGGCCTTCGGGCTCGGGCTCGGGCTCGGGCTCTTCAACCTCGGGCTCAAAATCGTCCTCACCCTTGTCCAAATCGAGCGACTTGATATCTTCCTTGGTCATGTTGACCCTGAGGATGTCCTGGATTGGGATGAGCTCCTTCACCGTGCTGTTGATGCAGACACTGAAACGCTCAAAGAGTTTCTCATCCCTGACAAACTCGTCGGCCTCCTCGTGATAGATGTATGGATCCTTGTAGAGGTCCTTTGCAGCCGCAACATAGCACGCGTGAACAAACCTCTCATTTGTTGGCAACTTTACCGAAATCTTGTTGGACTCTGCCGAGAGCTTTACAGCCGAAAGGATCTTGACGTGGCTCACAAATACCGCGGCAACCAGCTCGTTGAACCAGGAGCAAGAGTGGATGATCTCATCGGTGTGCTGCTTGATGATGTTGTCATTCCAAACCTTCACATCCTTGAGCAGGAGCTGATTCATAGCCAAGACCTTCTTGTTATTTGAGCGACTTATCGACTCATTATAGACGTCCTGGAATGTTTCAATCATAAATGGAACCATAATAATTGCCAACTGGTTGAGATACTCCTTCTTTGCATCAACCAATACCTCCATTTATAAACGAGATGAAAAATCTACTTGCGATATTTCGCAGCAGCCTTCTTGAGATTCATGAGTGTTGGGAAGACGTCGTCCTCGTGTTCCGACTGTGGGGCAGGTGTTCCTTCGGGCTTGCCCCTCTTCTTCCAGGAGACGTAGAGATCGATCTCAGAGATCCTTGTAACATCAAATTTGCCAAGCTCAAGTTGCCTCTTGAGGTACACTGTCGCCCTCTCTCGGTCAAATGTTGGGTACCCTATCAGGTACGAAGGAGTTCTGAGAAATGCCTGGGACTCGCCAAGTTCAACGCACTGCTTTATCTTTCTGCAGAATTGCTCATAGATCTTTCTGTAGATCTCCTTCCGAGCATCCCTACGCTGCTTCTCAATCTTGTGAATGTCATCGACACTCAGCATTATATTATTGGCAGAACCTTTTTACAGGGATTTTTCCCCAGCCTTGAGTTGCTCCAGTGTTGGGATGTTCTTCTTGGCAATCATATCGAAATCTGTGAATTCCTTTGCAATCTCGTCGGTGTATGGCTTGATGTCGCCATTTGTAGACATCTGCTGCGTCTGGACACCGGCCAGCTTGCCATCAACGATATCGGCCTGGACACCAAAGCCATACACAAACCCCCTTGTGGTCATAAAGGTGAATGCACACTTGTAGGCGACTGAAGAATCAACGCCGTCGGCGTTGGACTTGACGTACTTCTTTATACTGTTCGTCTCCAGTGGATACACACACTCCTTGAAATACCCCTGGACCAGGCTGATCATAGACTGGAGTTCGGTCGCCGTAACAGATGCAACCCGTTCGGTATACCCTGTGTAGTCGAAACGCTCATCTGCTGAGATGCGTGATGGCCTCTTGTAGCCAGCAAATCCCATAACCTCAACAAATGGCTCGCGGTCTGACGTCGTCATCATCATCAAGAGAAAAAGTGCCGCAAGCAGAAGTAGCACACCCATTACTTATACGCGTCAAAATATTTTCAACAAAAACAAATTGTAATATAATATGGCTCTGCTGATATATAGCAACAGGTGCTCACATTCCCAGGAGATCCTCCAGTTTATTGACAAGCATGTACAGCTCAAACAGATTGTGCGTCTCCACGACGTGAATACTATGGGTGTGCCAGCACAGTACCGCCAGAAGATCAACAGGGTGCCAACCCTCCTGACGAAAGATGGACGCTTCCTGGTTGGCAACGAGGCCAAGGCCTGGCTGCAGTCAATCCTCCCAGAACCCGTTATCACGAGCTGTGACATGTATGGGAGGTGCTCCATGACAAACCTCGACGGCACGGGTGATGGGGCCTTCTTCAGCCTCGACAACTACGGCCAGTCCCTGCAGCCCCCAATGACCGAGGAACTCCAGAGGAAGATAAGTGCAAATGTGTCCGATGCATTCAGCGGTGCACAGGCATAAAGTTTAACCGGCCAATGTTACTAATGAAGCTCAAGACTGTCCAGGCGAGTGCCTTCAAGGCCCTGTTTGAGGTTCTAAAAGATGTCCTCAATGACGTCAACATCATTTTCGAACCAAAGGGTCTCACCATCCTGACACTCGACACGGCCCGTGTGTCGCTGATTGACCTCCACCTGCCGGCCGAAAACTTTGAGGAGTACGAGTGTGAACACCAGATCCTAGCAGGGATAAACATCTCAAACACATTCAAGCTGTTCAAGACCATCTCAAACAATGACACCCTAGAGATCTCAATCACCCACCGGGATGTTATGAACATCCACATCAAGAATGTGGAGAAGAAGACGGACACAAAGTTTGAACTCAAACTCCTTGATATCAATGACGACCAGATTGTCCTGCCAGACATCAAGACGTCGGTCGTAACCACAATGCCCTCGGTCGATTTCCAGAGGTCCTGCCGGGACATGCAAAACCTGGCCCCAGACGTCATGATCACACGCGAGCCCACGAGGTTTATCATCAGCTGCCAGGGTGACTTTGCCAATCAGGAGACAACTATCGAGTGTGAGGAGGGGGGGTTCCCAGGGACACTGTCGGGTGTCTACTCATTGAAGTATCTCAACATATTCACAAAGGCGACGGGCATGTGTTCAACGGTACAGATATTCCAAGAGGACGACAATCGCTTCCTAATCCTAAAGTACAACGTCGCCAACCTTGGAGACCTCCGGTTCTTCCTCGCCAAGAAGATTGACGACATCTGAATTGTTTAGAACATCGGTAACCTTCAACTTCTTGACCGATGGGAAGACCTTGTGAGCCGGGAATGGGGTGTCACCCCGTGGGCCACTGTACTCCCTGTATATCTCGGTCACATCCTCGATAGGCTTGTCATCCTCATCAAGTGTCCAGACGCGCCTGATCGGCGGGCGGTATCTCATCCCGGTCGCATGCGACTGTTCTGGGGGCCACCTGTAATCGGGGTCCTCCGTCATGTAGCGGTACCTCTTGTTGTTGACATAGTACTCGATGTCAACAGTCAGATCCCGCGCATCCCTCGGCGGCTTGAACCACATTGACCGTACGGTGTGATACCCATGCCAACTGACCGTACGGCTGGCAATGTGGTAATCACTGTACGAGAACAACCACTTTAAGTAGTAGACGATCGTCAGAAACATATTAAAAAGGTAACGTCTTACCTCTTTAATATGGATGGCAATTTTGGGACCGCATTCGAATCCAAGGTTGATGAATTGATGGATGACCCAGATGAGCTGACAGACTACATAATCAGGTGCATGCCATTTATCAGCCAGTATGCAGACGAATCGACCCAGTCGAAGAGTGTTGGCCCCTTTGATATACAGATAAATAGGGGTGTGCAGAAGAAGGACATATACAACGACTACCTCACGTTTGTTGAACAGTCGATAGATGTTGACGTGAACAGGGTCAAGATAGACATGTCAATATGTGACAGCTGCAACTCCTCGAATCTCACATACGACCACGGGGAGAGCTGTGATATATGTATGGAATGCGGCGCAATGAAGTTTATATTGGGGTGTGAGATGACATACAAGGATGAGCAGGAGAACTGCGAAAAGGTCATCAACTACTCGTACAAGCGTGAGAACCACTTCAACGAGTGGCTGTCGCAGTTTCAGGCCCAGGAGGTCACGTCTATACCAACAGAGGTCATCGAACAGCTCCGGTCCGAGTTCAAGAAGCTGAAGATAAAGAACGTCAGCGAGATTACGCACGCAAAGGTTCGAACACTCCTGAAGAAACTCAAGCTGAACAAGTACTACGAGCACGTCCCATACATCTCAAACATACTCAATGGCATCCAGCCCAAGAGGATGCCCCAGGCGCTCGAGGAGAAACTCCGCCAGATGTTCAAGGAGATCCAGGCACCATTTGACAAGAATTGCCCCGCGGAGAGGAAGAACTTCTTGAGCTATTCCTACGTCCTGTACAAATTCTGCGAGCTCCTGTCAGAAGACGACTATCTCGAATGCTTCCCCCTGCTCAAGTCCAAGGAGAAACTCTATCAACAGGATGTCATCTGGAAGAAGAT